GACCCGCCACGAAACCATCATCGCCGCGGTGGCCGGGAGTACGACGGACGCCTATGCGCAGGTCGCACAGGATCTCGGCTGTCACGTCCGCACCGTCATCCGCCACGTCGAACGCCACGCCGTGGGCGACTGTGGTTGCGATCCGGACGTGGTACTCCCCGGCGCCTTGACAGTCAGACAGCATAGGCGTTAAGCTTGTCTTACAGCACGGGGGACACGGACAGGGAGACGGACATGAACAAGATCGAGATCACCGAAGACAGGCCACTCAGCTACACGGCCCACGACGGCGCCGTGGTCGTGGTCAGCGTGGCCGGGCCGGTCGAGCGGGTCTTCACGCTGACGATCAACGGCGACCGCATCACCAGCAGCAGGGACGAGAGCCACGTGCGCACCCTCGCGCGCGGTTGGGCCGAGGCGCACAACGCGCGCGCCGCCGCCCCCGTGCAGATCGAATCGCCGCTGCCGGCCGTCGAGCGTCAGTCCTCCGGCCTGGCCGGTGGCGGCGCGGCGGCCAACGCGATGTCGGCGCCGGTCCGCGACATGCTGGCCGTGGCCGCGGGCGCCCGCAACGGCACGATCTTCCGTGGGGCGCGCGAACACGGCGACTACACGTTCACGATGATGCGCGCCGCCATCCGGCGCGGCTGGCTCGACGCGGGCGGGACGGTCATGTTCCGCAGCGCCCGGATCACCCCGCTCGGCCGCAAGGCGCTGGCGCGCGAACTGGCGTCGGTCGGCGGTGCGCGATGATCACCCGCGAAGATCTCGAACGTGCCGACCGCTGCACCGCTGGCGCCGACTGTCCGGCGCACCGGATCAACGGCATTCACAGCCCGCTGGTGGGCGTCGACGTCATCGTGGAGGCGCTGGAGCAGGCCATGCCGGAGACGTGGGACGGAGAGACGTCGTTCTCCGACATCGCGGCACGCTGGACTGCCCACATGGCCACCGCGCACGGCGCGCACTGTGCTGATCCGCACTGCAGTGCTACGGCCGGCACGCCGGCCTACGTTGGCGCGCTGCGTCGGGCGTACGCGATTGCTCCACGCTATGCGAGTGCCCGAGTTCTGATTGCCGACCTAGCGCACGAGTTGGGAGTTGATCTCGATGGCTGATATCGATCCGCTGCAACTGGAGATCGGCGCGGCACTGGCGCCGTTCCTGAGCTATGAGCTGCTGCAGCAGGACGTGATCCCGAGGGAGCCGGGCGACGATCTGTCGTTGCGGTGGTCTGAGAAGCGCCTCAGCGATGCCGCGTGGGCTGCGATCAAGCCGATCATGGAGCGCGCGACACTCAGGACCGCCAGCGCGCCGGCCTACGTCGGCGCGCTGCGGCGGATGTGGCGCAACGTCAGGCGGTACGACCCAGATGCCATCGCCCGCGCTGGCTATCGGGACGCGATCCGCGATCTCGCACACGAGTTGGGGGTTGATCTCGATGGTTGACAAGACCTTCAACAGCGACGTCGAGCTGATCATGGATGCCTTCGCACATCACGATCCAGAGGGCGACCTGGACACCGCAAAGGTGGCCCTGGCAGCGCTGGCCGGCGCTGAGCGTCTGCGCAGCGATGACCTGAGTGCCGTCAAGGACGCACTTCATGCCGAGGTGGCCAATTGTCGGCACAGGCAAGACGAAGGCCCACGCGCCAATCGCGACTGGTGGAACGGTGGCCAGCACGCGTGCGAGCGGCTGGCCGAGCGGCTGGGGATCGAGCTGTGACGCGCCCGGTAGCCACGCGCGGGTGGGAGCTGCACCGCGAGCTCACGCGGCTCGCCGCGAAGTATCCAGAACTGTCGCCCAAGGCGCTGGCCAGGGCGGCCGGCTGCCTCGTAGCCACCGTGCACCTGCACCTCAAATGGAAATGCGCCTGCGACCCCGCCAACGTCGGTCAGCGCTTGACAGATGGACAGCGGAAGCGTTAGGCTTGTCCCATGACAACGACGCAGATCCGAACCGGGGACATGGTTAAGGTGGATGGACGCTGGTACGTGGTCGGACGCATCGCCCACTACTTCGGCACGGACCTGCCGACCGAAGTTGAGATCATCGACAACCGGGCCGGCCGTAAGGAGTACCGCTACGCCAGTGAGATCGCCGCACACGAAGCACGGTCATGACAACGACGCGGAACATCCACATCGGGGATCTGGTGCTGGACATGGTGGACGGCACGCGGGGGCGCGTCGTCGGCGCAAAGCCCTTCCCCCGCGGCCAGCTCTACACGGTTGAGCTGGCCGGCGGACACACCATCTTCCGCTACGCGCGGTGGCTTCTGCCGTTCGCGGACCGCCGTGCGTTCGTCCCTCAGGCAGCCCAGGAGGCAGAGATCATGATTACGGACATCAACGAAGACGAGATCGTTGTCGGCGCCAAGGTCGAGTACATCGGCACGGATGACTTCGCGTACGGCATGGTCGGCTTTGTCGAGCAGATCACCACGGCCGGTTGCGTCGTGGTGGAGTTCGAAGGCCGGTTGGGCGAGACGTTCGACATCCGCCCGAACCACCTCCGCGTGGTGCACGTCGACAACGCGGTTGAGATGATCTTCATCCGGGAGAGCTGACATGACCAACGAGGGGCTCGACGAAACGGTGGCCGAGATCCTGGACGGTCTCGGCCAGCCGGAGCGCGCCGCAATGATGCGCGCCAACCACCAGTCGGCCGAGGATCTGCACATCGAATGCACGGACAGCGATGCGCTCGCGGCCATCCTGGACGCCGTGCTGGATAGCGGACCACGCGTCAGGCACAGTGCCATGTGCTGGCGGACGCACGCCGCGTGCCTGCGCGACAGGATCTATGCTGATCTCGGGTGGGGGTGATCAGCGAACCCGGTTCAGGACCTTATGCATCGTTGCGGGGGAGTTGACGTGGCGCCGCGCCCACCAGGCCACAACCTGAGGCGCGGCCAGCGCCAGCAGGACGGCTGCCGCCCCCTGCTGGTCGTGCGTCAGCGGCAGCCCGAAGCTGACCGCGGCGCCGACGATGGCGCCCGCAACGCTCGTGTAGAGCGCGCGCCCGCGCAGAGGTTCGCTGGCGTCGCCGGTCGCGACCGCAACATCGTCGACTGTCTTCTGCTCGGTCATCTTGGCCGTCCTCCTACCAGGGAAGGGGGTGGCTCAGCGTCATCGTGCCGAACGTCATGTGGATCGTCAGCCACACCCCGAACAGCCCCAGTATGACGCGCCCGATCACAATCAGCACGGTCGGGCGCCGGTCGTAGACGTGGAACGCCCGCCAGAACTGCTCGCTGAGCGTGTCACCCTCGCGCGTGTTCAGCAGCGCTACGCCCTCGGCCAGCAGGAGCGCACCGAGCCACCCGCACCACCACAACACCCACCCGTTCATGGCGCGCATCCGAACTGTTGTCGCAGCGTGGCGATCGCGGCAGCGACCCCCTGGCCCGTGCTGGTTGTCGGAGGCGCGGCCCGGTACTGCCGGTCGAGCGTCGTCAGCAGTGCGCACCAACGCCGGTCGGACCGCTCGGCCGAACTGCGGGTATACGCGACACCGCCGAGCGCCAGCAGCGCCACGCTCAGCACGATTCCGCCCACCGTCCACCATGCGGACCGCGGCAGTTCACGCCCCGCGACCATCATGACGCGTCACCCCCGGAGGATGCTGGCGAGGGCGGCGGCGCCACTGAGCCCGAGGGCAGCGCCGGTGAGGATGGCGTAGACGGGCGTGACGACGCGTCCGTACCGGCCCCACCAGCCGTACCCGGTCGCAGCAGCCAGATGCCCGCCGCCGTGCGCGCCGCCAGGATCGAGGCGCACGTGAGCATGACCTCTCCGTCGATCTTCCCGTCGCGCCTGTGCGTCCAGATCTGCAACGCCATCGCCGCGCCGCTGCCCAGGATGATCGTCGCGTCCGCGATCAATGCGAGGATTCTTTCTGGCTTCACTACTCACCGTCACGTCCGTCCGTTCACACCCGTTACGGTGCCCAGTATGCGGGACTGCGCTGTCGCTCAGGCGACGGCACCACCCGCTGCGAAGCGCGCCTTGACGTCCGCCTTGACGCCCGCCGCCGCCGCGTTCACCGCGGCCACGATCGCGGCGGTGTCGGCGCTTCCGCCGGCCGAAGCGATCGTGTCGACGACGGCCTTGACGGCCGCGTCGCGGGCCGCGTCGGCGGCCTCCGCCGCTGCGATGTGCGCCTCGATGGCGGCCAGCCGCCCGGCCACGTCGACGCCCCAGGCATCCATGCCGGCCGGCGCGGTGCCGAAGCTGGCCACCTGGCCGTTGTTGCCGAGGTTGCCGAGCAGGCCGGCCTGGTGGGCCTGCGTGTTGCCGGCGCCGACAACGTCGGTCACCCGCACGCGCGTCAGCCCGTCGGCCAACCACACCGCGCCGGATGCGTCCGCCACCAGTATCTGCTGTCCCATTTCGCCCACTCCTGTCGGTATCGTGCCATTCAGATGTGCCTGGACCATCGGCAGGAAGACGTCCCACGGGAACTCAGGTCCGGGGTCTTCGTGATCCCCACCATCCTCGGGGTACGCCCGGGTGATGTCGACGTGCCCGACGATGCCGCGCGGTCCGGCTGAGTTCGCCGTGTACCAGGCCGCCCGCGTCTCGGCCACGCTCAACCGGCGCGCCGGCAGACCGTACTTACGGCAGTCCTCCGCCACCCACCGGGCGGCCTGACGCAGCGTCCCCAGTGAAGCGGCGTCGAGCCACTGCGCGCGGCTCTGCTGATTGCCGCACAGTTCGTGGTGAATGCCGAGCCTGTTGCCCTTGCTGAATGCGCTGTTGGCCCGATCCGTCGTCCGTACACATTGGACGGTCGAATCCTGATCGTGAAAGAAATGGCAGGACGTTCCGTCCGTTCGTCGCGCATCGTACGCCGCGCCGTCCTCCGCCGAGGTCGAACGCTCGGAGCCTGCCGTGTAGTGGATCACGGAATACATCACCTTGCGTCCGTCGCGGCCGGAGCCGTACGCGGCTGGCGTGACAAACGGCAGCTCGGGATATTCGGGGCTTTGCATTAGAGATCAACTCCGGTATCCGTCGCGGCCAGGCCGAGATCCTTCACCATGATGCGAAGCATATACGCGCTGGCCGCACTGCCGATGGAACAGTTACCGGAGCCGCCGGTCCGGATACCGGAGATCAGCAGCGACAGATTGCCGGTCGATCCGGGGGTGTACAGCCACGTGGCGCCGACCGCCTTCTGGTTGCCGCCGCCGGAGTTGGCCGTGTCGATCCGCGACCCGAGGTGCGTGCTCGTGATGGTCGCCGTAGCTCCGATGGCCACCCTCGCCCGCACCTCGATCAGGTCGGCCGCCACGCTGGAGTTGTACACGGTGGGCGTCATCGTGATCTCGTACTGCCGACCGGAGACGACCGGGATGCTGTCGCCGCGCAGAATCGGCTGCTCGGTCGTGGTGAACGTGGACGACGCGGTGGCGCGCTCCAAAAACGCGATGATTGTGCCGGCCTTGTCGTTGATCCTGGTAACCGTGACGACGTCCGCCGCCGCGATGTCCGCCATCAGCGTGCCCCTCTACCTGCGCGCCAGAGGCGGACGTCGCTCCCGGCCGGATGTGCAGTTACGGCGCCGTTGACGGCCCGCGTCAGTGTGAGCGTCTGCGCGTCACCGCAGAGCGTGACGATCGTGGCCAACGAGATGGCCGACGCGCCTCCGACCACGGTCGCCGTGCCGGCCGGGATGTCGGCCGCCGGGGACGTCTGGATCTGGTAGAACCACGCGATCCCCATGTCGCTGCCGAGCGTCGAGCTGGGCGAACCGATCAACGTGAAGCCGGCCGGCGCGGTGACCGACGTCCAGTCATCATCCTTCTGCAGGCAGAGCAGCGTCACGGTGCCCGTGCGCACGATCCCGTTGAGCGGATAGGCGATGTTGGCTGCCGACGCGTTGGCCATCGGGACCGCCGCGGTGTGCGCCAGCGCCTGCGTGTAGCGGAAGCCGGCCATCTGCGCGATCACCGTATCGCCCGCCGCGCCGCCGAACGGCGTCAGCGTCGGCGCCGCGAAACCGCTGGCGTACTGGCGCCCATACAGTCGGAAGCTGCCGTTGACCCCGCCGAAGTTGGCCAGCGTCGTCCAGCCGGCCTGGTCGCCGGAGATCTCGGCGTACCTCCCGGACACCCCCGTCAGGAAGGCCGACCCCCCGGTGCCGCGCACGGCCGCCAGCAGGAACAGGCCGTCCCCCGCGGTCATGCCGGCCGGCACGCCGGGCGTCACCGGGCCGTAGTCGGCCGCCGCCGACGTACCCGCCGCGACGAACGTAGGCGCGTTGTTGGTCACGGCGGTGCAGGTGACGCGATCGTAGGTGCGCAGCGCCAGATCGTAGGGCAGGCTGGTGGTCGACCACTTGGCGGTCGGCTCGCCCGGGCGCCCGTCGGTGGCGACGATGGCGGACGTGCCGGCGCTGCCGAGGTCGGCCAGCAGGATCGAACCGGCGGTGTCCGCGCGGCTGGCGTTGCCCGCTCCCGTCTCCGCCGTCATGACCTGCCATACCGCCGCCGGTCGCGTGTTGAGCGTGACGTCGTATTCCTTTTCGGTCATCCTCTCCGTGATGCCCATGATCTGCTGGTCGATGGTGTCCAGCACCTCGTACGTCGGCGGGTTGGTGAGCTGGATACGCGACCCGATGTCCACAGTGGTCGACAGGTAGGCCGCCTTGAGCCCGGACGCCGGGCCCTCCAGGTGCAGCTCGATCAGGTATCGCGGCTCCGGATAGGATGCCAGCGCCACTGCCAGTTGCGCCGCGCCGAGCAGTTGCGCGTCGTTTTCCAGATTGACGCTGATCGGCGCGTCGCGCGCCCAACCGACCGTCGCCGGATCGTACGGTGACGGAGCATCGACCACAATAGATGAACCGCTGGCGTTGCTTGCGGTGCAGCGGTTCGACTGCGACTGCATGTCGTCCACAATGGTCAGTGAGCCGACCTGCTTGTTGGCGCGATTGATGGTGAGCGCCACCGCCTGATTCTGCAACAGGTCGCGGGTGATCAGCCCCACCGCTCCGTCTGGACGCTCGAACAGTAGGCCGCCCTCGCTCCGCGCGGCCAGTCGCATTCGGGCGGCGGGGTTCGCGATCGGCCGCGCGCCGGTGGTGGACACCGTTGAGCCGGGAAGATAGACGTCCACACCCGCGTCGATGGCAGCGGTCAGGAATTCCGACGTCAGCGTCTGCCCGATCTGGCCGTTGAAATATACGAAGTCCATCTGGCCCGGTTCGTTGAACACGGCCCAGTGCGCCATGGTCCAGCCGTCCGGACCGCCGAGGGGGCCGGTGTTGACCGTGCCAACCGGCCCGTGCGTCGCAGCGGCCAGAGTGCCGGCCTGACCGAGCCCCGTATTGAAAGCATCCTGCGACGCGACGACGCGGATACTCCAGTCGATTCCGGTGCCATTCTGCGTGACGCTCAGCTCGATACCGACGGTGCGCCCCCACGGCTCGTTGCCGTAGATGTCCGTGAAAGACGTGACCGTGGTGCCGGTCAACAGGTTGGTCCCAGCCGTGTCCTCGGCGCGGATATTCAGGGTGGCCGGTGACCCTGGGATGATCTGGAGTACCCAGCGCCACACCGTTCCGCTGGTCGGATAGACGCACAGGAACGTCTGCGTCCCGGCCGGCTCGACCGGCGCCTTGATGGCCAGCAGCACGCCCCAACGCTCCGGGTACAGCCGCGCGTAGGCCGGCACGGAGGCGATGACGTAGCCGCTGCCCTGGATCGTCCAGCCGCCCTTGGAGCCGAGCACGCTGGAATCTCCGCCGGGCGTGATCCCGACCATTGTCGTAATGTCGGCGCCACCAGGCACGGCTGACCGCAGCCGGGTAGCGCCAGACGGGTCTTCACCGGGCCAGTAGGCGACAACGTGCTGCTGGTTGGGACCAGGCACCAACTGGTCGTACAGAACGCTGTTACCCTCGGGCTCCTCATCGAGTACATGCAGCCGGCCGAACGCCGTGACGTCCGCGAACCGGTAGGCGCCCGCGTCGGCGGTGCCGCTGATCGACTCTTCCAGGATGCCGAACGCGCGGACGGTCGTCCCACCATCCACCCTGGACACCCGGATAGGCGTGCGACGCTTGATGATCCGGCCGTAGTACGGGTTGTTCGGATTGTTCAGCGACCAGCGCAGGTCGGCATTCTTGCCACGGAAGCGGATCTCGGTAGGCGACACCTCGCCCGATCCGTCGCGGTAGCCGCGGAAGGTCTGGACTCCGGCGCCGCCGTCGAGCTCGACGGCCGACGTCCAATCGGTCCACGTGTAGTTGGCGGACGGGACGCTCGGGTCCGGATCATCGAGCGCGACCTCAACTTTGACCTTGGCCACCCTAGACCATCCTCACCCGTCCGCCGGACGAATCAATCAGCTTGATCGAACTGCTGAACAGGTACCGCATCAGGGTCGCCTGCGCGGAGGCCAGCATTCCCGCGTTGTTACCGGCGCCACCGATCACGATCGCCGTTCCGCCGTTGCCGCCTCCGCCGCCGCCGCCTCCGCCCGACGCCAACGCCCGGCGCGTCTCCTGGAAGCTGTGCACGCGCCCCTGTTGCCAGTCGATCAGCTCTGGACCGCCGTCGTTCACCATCGTCAGCAGGCCACCACCGAGCCCGCCGGACGCCATGATGCGCCGGCCGCTCACGTGCCCCGTGTTGAGCGAGCCGCCTCCGGCCGCCGGCGCGGCCTCGCCGCTGCGGCTCACCTGCACGCGCACGTGCACATCCTTGTCCAGGATGGCCGCCAGCTCGGCGTTGACCTGTTCGCGGAACTTCGCGAACTCGGCCTGCGCTTGCTTCAACTTCGGGCCGATGCCGGGAATCCATCCGAACGCGACCACGGCAGCGTCGATCAACATCTGGAATCCTGCCAGCCAGAACGTGACGACGGCCGCAAACATCTTTTTGGCGTTGTCCCACGCCCGGCCGATGAATCCGATCGCATCGATCAGCGTCATGATCGACACATAGATGATGCCAATTGCGGCCGGACCGACAACGGCCATCACATCCATGATCAGTTTGCCGAACTTTTCGATCCCGACGTGGTTCTCTTCCCACTTCTTTTTGATGTTGTCGAGCATCGCGACGACGGTCGGCGCCACGTCGTTGGCGAACTTCTCGACCGCGGCGATCATCTTGTTGAACACCGGCACCAGCTTGTCGCCGATGTCCGCCTTGAACATCTCCCATTTGCGCTTGTACGCCTCGATGGCAGCCATGGGGGTGGCCGACAGGGTGGCCGCAGCTTTGTCCGCCGCGCCCGCGATCTGGCCGAGGCCCTCGACCGCTGTCTTCATGTCGAGGTTGAACAATGCCTTTTGCATGTCCTCGGCTTTGGTGCCGAAGAGCTGCACCGCCAGCGCGGACTGCACGGCGGGGTCCTTGATCGCCTTAAGCTTGACCAGGACCATGTCCAGTGCCTGCGCGGCGGACGGCCCGCCGGCAGCGAACATCGCCCCCAGCTTGGCCGCGTCGAGCCCGATCCCCTTGAACGCGTCCTGGGTTGACTTGCTGCCGTCCTGCGCGCGGATGGCGATCTCTTTCAGGCCGTCCGCGACCGTGTCCGCATCGCGCGCGCCGGCTTTGAGTCCCTGCGACAGCAGGCCCATCGCGGTCTGACCGTCCAGCCCGAGCTGTTTGAACTGCACACTGTATTCGATGAACGTGTCCAGTAGGTCATCCGCGCTGTCGACCCCGGCCGAGATGCCCGCGTGGATGAGGTCGAAAGCTTCTGTCGCACTCTTGGCCATGCCGGTCAGCAGCATGTGCTGAATGGCCACGCTGACCCGCTTGGTGTCCTCATCCATCGTGTCGGCCAGCGCCTGGACGCGCTCGGCCACCACGGCCAGTGTCGGCGCGATCTTGGCATCCATCACCGCGGGCGTCGGCATGATGAACAACGCCGCGTTGCGAACCGCTTCACCGGCCGACTTGATCGACTCGCCCCAGTTGTCCATGTAGACCTGACCGGCGATGCGACCAAACCGCGCCGCATCCGCCCCGGACACGCCGAGCACGGCTTTGCTCTGAGCCAGGTCGGCCGCCCTCGCGTTGGCCGCCTCGATGCCCTCGGCGAACAGCTTCACGGCCAGTGCCGCGCCGCCGATGGCTACCCCGATGGCCGCCGCCGCCGCCTTGCCGTACGGGCCGAGCGCGCTCAGTGCCTCACCGGCCATGCCGGCGCGCCCCATCAGCCCGTCCAGCGCGCCGCCGGCCCGATCACGTAGCACGTTGAGCGCGCCGCCGGCCGACTCTCCCGACTCGCCTACGTCCTCGGTCGCGGCCGCCGCGCGCTCCATCGACTGCGTGATTTCCTCGGCCGCCCGGCGGCCTTCCTCGCCGAGGCGGTCGGCGGAGCGACTGGCATCGTCGAGCGTCTGGTCGAGGCGGTCGACGTGGCGTTCGGCATCACGGACGGCCGGCCCGGACCGGTCGTCGCCCTCGACGACGATGCGGATGACGTTCGGCATCTGGCCGACCTCCCCTCAGCTCTCGATCGGGCGTCCTAGCGATTCGATCCGCAGCAACCGCAGCAGCTCCGCCGGTTCCCGTTTGAGCTGACTCGGCAGGCAGCCGAACCGCTCGCACAGCGACAGAATGGTGGTGGCGTAGCTGTAGTCCGGTGGTTCGGTCAGAGCAGTTCCATCGTCATTGGTACCTCCGGGGACGGCGCTCCATCGGGCGAGCTCCCGTCCAAAGGGCTGGCGGCCGCCGGCCCTGCCTGGATATCCATCCACGCCGCGACGATGGCGGTCGACAGTCCGAACTCCAGCGACAGCAGTCCGTCGTGCGTGCACGGCACGGCGTAGACCTCACCGCTGCCGTTGCGCCGCTTGATGTTCCATCGCTCCAGCTTGCGCGCCAGCCACAGCAACGCGTACTCCGCGTACTCCTCACGCGCGGTCGCCTTCATCTTGAGAAGCTGCAGCATCGTGCCCGTGTCGATGCCGCGCGCCCACACCTTGAGCCCGCCGCGGTTCGGGAACTCCAACAGGTAGACGTCGTCCAGTACGTAGTCGTCATCGCTGTCGTCCACTGTGGACGAAACCAGGCTCAGGCCCACGTCGGTACCGTCCCGTCGGCCAGCACGCCCGGGGCGGTCCACGTGAACTCGCCGCTCTGCGCGCGCGTGAGCGCGTAATCGGTGTAGAGCAGTTCGCCCGCCAGCGTCTTGCCGCCGACCGTGATGGTCGTGGTCCGGTTGACGCTCGTGCTCGGCACGGTCGCGAACACACCATGGGCGGTCGCGCTCGGCACCGCGCCGAGGTTGGCCACCCCGTTGAGCGTGATGCTGAAGTCGGCCAGCAGCAGCAGCCGCTCGATCGCGCTCTTGTCGATGCCGGTCACGTCCTGGACGGCCCGGGGCGTCGAGAAATTGAAGTTGGTCACGTCGTTGATGATGATGCGGACGGTCCCGCCGGAGTCATCGACGCTGAGCGTCGTCCAGCCGAGCCCGGTTTGCTTAGCCATCGATGGGCCTCTCTTCCCTTACGATCTTCACGCCGTCGAGCGTGTGCTGCACGTCGAGAATCCGCCGGTCCGCGTACATTTCGACGTACGCGACGATCATGCCGCCAGGCTGGTAGTCGACCACCAGACGCGCGACCATGTTCGGATCGAGCCCGAACGCTTCGCACATCTGTGCCATAGGCGCCTTACTCAAGATCTTTTTCATGATCTCCCCCGCGTCAGCAGGTACGACCGGTTGAGCCGGTACCGGTCACGCCAGGACAGGTCGGCCGCCCAGCGGGTCAGCAGGTCATCCGTCTCGGCGCTCAGGCGCGTCTGCAGGTCGAACGTCGGGCCGGGCCGCGTGGCCTTACGCCACGCCCGCCAGCGTGCGCGCCAGTGGTGGTGCGGGATCTCAACCACGGGCCACCCTCTCCGCCACGTCCTGCTGGTGCGTGCCGAACCGATCCACCCACTCACCCTCGCGGTACACGCCGCGCCGGCCGGTGGGGTTGCCGCGGTGGTCGCCCCCGCGGACCACGTAGAGCGGCTCGCGGTCGGACTGCACGTAGTGCTTGGTGAAACACTGCTGGCCGGCTTCGAACCGGAACGCCGTCAGCCCGCCCGGCAGCCGCTCTTCGTGGAACCGGCGCCGCGACTCGTACCGGATGTAGTGCGCCTGGGCGCGCCCGAGATCGGTCGACTCGTCGGCGCGGACGACCCACCCGCGCGCCTGGTACTCGCATCCGTACTCCGCGCAGGTCGCCTGGCGCTGGTGGCCGCGAATCGCGAACGTCTGGTACAGGTGGACCGGCCCGGCCGGCTCGATGCGGAACATCAGAACGCCGTCGCTGTCAAGTTGCGGCAAGCGACCACGGCGAACGTCGCCTGGCTGAACGTTCCGGTCGTCACGCAGCGCAGCCAGCGCTTGATCGAGGTGACGCCCGTCGCGGCGCGTACCGCCGTAGGGCCGGCGGCCAGCGCGCCGGACGTGGCGCCCGCGATGTCCGTGTACGGGTCGCCCACGGCGTCGTCCGTGCTGTGCTGCAGCTTGATCGTGACCGACGTGCCGGTGAAGCTGAACAACTGGACATGCATCTGCAGCCCGAACGCCGTCGTACCGACGGCCGCGCCGTAGTCGACGCTGGTGCCGTTGGTAGCGGCCACGTCGGAGCGCTGACCCGGCGTGAGCTGCTGGCCCCACTCGGCGCCGAAGCTGTTGCTCTGCACGTCCACGTTGAGCAGGAAGGCCCCGGCGTTGTCGCGGTTGCCGTCATAGTTGATCTGTTTGCAGACGATGCCGAACCCGGCCGCGCCGAGCGCCTGCGAGTAGTTGACCATGGTCAGCACGTCGCCGGTAGGCAGCGCCGACAGGAACGGGTGAGCGTTGGTCGGGTTGAAGTACGACGTCCAGGACAGCGCACCGGACCGCTCACCACCCTGGCGTTCGGGCGCGCTCTGCGTGATGTCCGTCATCTCGATCACGGCCGGCCCGCCGGACATCTTGCTGATCGAATTGGTGTCGCCCGACAGGTTGCGCCCGTTGGCGTAGAGGTACATCCCCAGTCCGCTGACCTTGGGCATTACAGTGCCTCCGTCCAGGCGTCATCGACCACCATCGCTACGGTGATGGTGTTGACGCGGTTGAGCTGGTTGTCGATCTCCACGAAGCCGGTCACGCCCTTGACCGGCTCGCCGGTCTGGCCCTTGGGGTCGAACCATGCGTCAGCGGCAGCCGTGATGACGATGTCGGAAAAGAACGACGCCAGGATCGCGTCGGCTGTCGCCAGGGTCTGACGCTCGCTGGCCGTCATGTCGGCCGCCGGCCCGAGCGCGTTGCGGTGCTGGCGGATCACCCACGTCAGACGTGCCGAAGTCGACGCCAGGCCGCCGCGCATCTGTAACGCCTCGATCTCGTTGAGCCAGATCGCCACCACGGTATCGACGTTCAAGCCCTTGTAGTCGATCGATTTCTTGGGCTCGTGCCCGAGGACGGCCGTCGTCCCGACGATCGTTCCGACGTGGTTGATCAACCAGTCCTGCAGCGCCACGGTATCGATGGCCACCCTCAGCCCCCCAACTGCCGCACGGCGCGGGCCATGACCTCGTTGCCGATGCGGAGCGCCTGCCGCTCAGCGTCGTTCGCGGCGCGGCGCCAGTGCCAGTAGCCCTTGAACCGCGATCGCGCGTTGCGGCTTCCGGTGCCTTCCAGCCACGGGCCGTACACGCTGCTGGAGTCGTCCACCGTGATCAGGCCACGCTTGACGATGCGTAGCCGGGACCGGTAGTGCCCGGTCGGGTGCTTGAAATCGCTGGCGTTGTACGCCTTCACCCGCCACAGCGCGTACTCGGCTACGGCGGTCTGGATCTGGCGGGTGGCGGTGCCGGTCAGGGCGCGCACCTGTGCCGGGTGGAAGATCGGCCCGTCGACACGCGACGAAATCAGCCTGCGTGCCATGGCACCCCTGCCCGCGCGGGCAGGATGTTCGAGGTGCGCACCCTGTCCCTTGCTTTCTTGGCGTCGTGCCGCGCCGGATTACAGCCGGTACGGTCCGTGGGGTAAGCGATCTTGAGTTGTTGCGCCCGCCGTGAGCGCCTTGGCGTGGCTTCCGGTGGGCGCACGATCAGCGTACAACCCTCGACCTCTAGTTGAGGTAGAGACTTTCAGTCATGCGCGCCGGAGATCTGCACCTCGAGGTGACTCGGGACGTTGGCCGCTCCGCCGTCCCAGCGCCTACTTAGCGTCGCGACGCCCACGGCGCCCGACGCCAGGGTCACCCGACTACCGGATGGGCAGTCCGTGTCGAGCGGCATCCGCAGGGTGGCCAGCGTCGTACCCTCATCGCCCGGCGTAGCCGAGCGGTCGATCTGATCGGTCTCCGCCTCGACGATGGCGCGCACCGTGGCTGCGGTCGCGTACGTCTCGATGCCTGCGACCACGCCCCCGTACGCCTCGATCGAGACATTCTGCCCGAGCAGCCGGTACAGGCCGGCCGGGATGCGTCCGCGCGTCATCGCAGGATCGCCCCCCACCAGGTGTACGGCAGCGGCGTGGCGCCGGTCAGGCCGGCCGCCCGCAGCGTCTCCATCGCGTCGGTGGAGTAGCGCGACGGGATGGCGCCGCCGCCCGGACCGTATGACCGGCCGAGCGTCACGGCGCCGATAGTTACGCTCTGATATTGCTCCGTGCCGAGCCCGTACGGGTCTCCGATGTCGATCGCGTAGGCGGCCTGCTGGCATGTGGCGTCGCGCAGCGCCACCGCCACCGCCGCCTCGGTCGGCAGCAGCGTCACGCTGTCGGTGGCGTAGATGGCCCCGTGCAGCATCTCGTCCACCCTGGCGCTGGCCACCCTGAGCACGCGCCTCAGGCTGATGTCCGTCGGCGGCGTCTCGGGAATCGTGTTGGCGTAGTCGCCCGTGGTCGCGTACACCCGCGCGCCGGACGGCAGCGCGCCGGGATCGGCCGCGACCCACACGGTCTGGCGCGCCTTGCCCTTGCCGTCGCCCGTGATCGTGAACCGCTCGATCCACTCCCCGGCCTGCGTGAGTTCGTACGCCGCGCCGGTCCACGGGGTTGCCGTAGCGGTCGGCGCCCCGGCCGTCATCACCACGGCTGCGATCGTGCCGTCGGGCGCCTCAACCGCGCACGTAACGGTGCCGCCGGCCGGCAGTCCGGCGTCCGTGCTGATGCTGATAGTCGGGATGCGCCAGTCCCCGACGTCGCGCGTATCGGTCACGGCGTGCCCCCTGTTGTCTGATCGGCCGAGCGTCCACCTGCAGCGTAGGTCGCAGCCGGCCGTCCTGCCTGCGCGTACGTGGCCGCGCGCGCGTTGAGAGCGTAAATGCCGGGCCGCTCCGGCACGCCGACGGGCGCGTACGCGGTCCCGGCGCCGTACGCACACTCGGCCACCGCGCCGGTCGAGCTGTAGGCGAGCGGCGTCGGATCGTTGGCCGCGCCGATCGAGGCGGCGTTGCCGGGCTGGCCGCCGACCGATGCCAGGGCGTTGTCCGCCGCGCCGGTCCCGGTGGCGACCTCGGCGGCGGCGGTGCTGGTCAGGATCGAGGTAGGATCGGGCGCCGCTCCGGTGCCGGTCGCCTGCTCAGCCTGCGAACTGACCAGCGCCCCCGGTGCCGGGGCGGTCCCGGTGGACGTCGCGTTCTCCGCCGCCGCCGTGACATCCGCAGCCGGATTGTCACTCGCCGCCGAGGCGGTCGCGCACTCAGCGTCGGCGAAGATGTTGCTGCCGGACTGCGCAGCCGGGTTGTCGGCCGCGCCGCTGCCGGTCGCGCACTCGGCGAACGCGAACACGCTCGCCCCGACGTCGCCCGCCGTGCCGACGCCAGCCGGTCCCCCGCTCTGACCGGCGACCGACGCCAACGCGTTGTCGGCCGCGCCAGCGGCGGTCGCGTTCTCCGCCGCCGGGAACGCGCTGGCCGTGACCGTCGCGTCATTGGCCGTCCCGCTGCCGGCCGGACCCTCGGCATTGGCGACCACCGCGGCGGCGGCATCGTTGGCCGTCCCGCTGCCGGCCGGACCTTCGCTCTGACCGGACACGAGCACCTGCGCGTTGTCGGCCGCCGCCGTGCCGGCGGCGTTCTCAGCGTTGGCGCTGAGGTCGGAGCCTGCGGCCGGGACGATTTCGATGTACGTGAAGCTGATCGCGGTGGACGTGCCACCGTAGGTCAAGTTCAGCGTGGTCGAGCCGCCGTTGGTGCCATCCGCGCTGGAGCGCTTGACGAACCCGTAGCTGAACGCCCCGCCGGGCGAACCGGTGCCCGTGCTGGCCGGGTTGAGCGCGCAGCCGGTCCCGGCTGTCATGCTGCCCTTTGCGTCCCAGTCGGACACCGCGCCGAACGCCTGCGAACCGTTGGCCGTGCCGGTGACGGACTGCGCCAGCGCGCCGGACGATGCCGAGCCGCCCTTGCCGTGCGTGCCGTTCTGTGTCGCGTGCTGCCCGGTGATCACGGTCACCCGCAGCGCGGCCTCACGGAAACCGCTGGTCGCCTGGTTGGTAACGGTGACTGTCATTGCCGCGCCGGTGACGATCGGCGCGGTCCACGTCGCGCTCTGGCCATCCTTGGTGGGGCTGTCGGCCTTGCTCTGCCAGTCGGCCAGCGTGTATGTCAGGTGTGCGCCGAGATTGTCCGTGATGGTGGGCTGCGCGGGCGTCGACGTGCTGTTCGCCGCCCACTCGATCAGCAGCAGCGAACCGCTCGGCGGGGTGAAGCTGGCTACGGCGACGGTCGCCGTAGCGCCGTTGGTCTGCGTTGCGACGGCCGGGGTCGACGCGTCGATCGCGAGTGCCACCGCCGCGCCTCCCCGCCGCTACTACAGGCCGGCCGTGATCTGGTTGCTGATGACGTCCGCGTAGGTGTCCAGTCCGACCGCGTGCAACTGGCCGGCCGAATGGCTGTGGTCGCCCTCCTGGCACTGGATCTTGTGCGGGGCGTTCTCCGGCGAGCCGTCCCCGCCGACCCCGATCAGGATGCGACTGAACAGGCAGCCCGGATCGCGGTGCGTCGTCGCCCCCGTGATGTTGCCGGTCGTCTGGTTGTAATCGATGACGATCGAGATGACCCGACTCGCGTAGTCCTCGCTGGACCACGCGTAGGGCGGCGCGGGGATGCCGCCCGGTGCTGGGCGGTCGATCTGCCGGCCGGTCACAGCGTGAACCGGAAGATGCCGTTGGCGTGCCAGACGGCCGTGAACTGCCCGGCCGTGACGGACTGGCTGCCGCCGAAGTAGTTGAACGAGCAGCCCTGATCGGCTACCGGCGTTGTTAACGTGTCGTCGTACACGAGCGCGCCGAAGATGCCGGAGAGGGTGGCCGCCGAACCGGTCGCCGTGTCGGCGGCGTCAAAGAACACGACCGCCGACGTCGCGCTGTTCAGGCTCTGCGACGTGAGCGCGATGCCGCCGGCCGGAGACTGCGTGACCTGGCTGACCTCGTTCCCGGTCACCCACGCCGAGACCGCGTAGGCGCTGTTGGCGCTGGTCGCGTTCTGGTCCGGGGTGCCGGTGTTGCCGTACCAGGCGGCCTTGAACGAATCCGCGTCGTAGTCCATCGCGCAGGTGTTGCCCAGCACGTCGGCCAGCATCGGCCGGAAGATCTTGCTGTTACTCCAGGCCATCGGTCGACACCCCCGCCGCTTCCAGCTCTTCCGTGATGGCCCGCAGGTGTTCGTTGGCCTCGCGGTGCGCGTGCAGCGCGCCGTCCTGGGCTGCCTCCGCGCGCTGGTACGCGGTGACAGCCGACTGCACCGCGCGATGCGCGTCGCACCAGAGCCGCGTCAGCATGGCGACGTGCGCCCCGTGCGCCGCGGTGCCCTCGACCTGGCGCTCCCGCTCATATCTGGCGTGCGCCAGGTCCTGTGTCGCGTCGAGATACGCCTGGATCTCCGGCGTCACCTCGACCGTCGCATCGTGCGCGGCACCCGCGCCGCCGGCCATGCTCATGTCCTACCCCTCGATCCGCGCGGTCGCGCACGGCGCGTACGCCGCAGTGTCGTTGCTGCCGTCCGCTCGGCGGACGATGACCGACATGACCGGGCGCCCGTCCGCGTTGACCTGGACGCTTTCCCGACCGATGTAGTCCTGGCGCTCTACGGCCTCGATCGTGCAGTCGCTGCCGGCCGGGACCATCGGCGCCCACATGCCGGCCAGCCCGCCGCGCCCGCGACAGGCGTGAAAGCGGGTGTGTGGCGAGGCCTCGTGCGTGACGGCCGTCTGATCGCAGGCCGGACACTCCCAGCGCCGCTCGACCGCCAGCAGCGTGGCACCGTTCGTGTTGACCGTCATCCTTCTCCCATCACTTCCCCTTCCGGCCGATCGTCCACAGGTTGCCGCACAGCCTGTGGACGATCGGTCACCCGGCGCTCGGTAAAGATCAGGTGAGCACGAACCGCGGCACCACGAGCAGGGCCGTAGGGGTCGCGATGGTGCTCGGAGGTGCGGTCGTCAGGCCGGAGCCGGACGACTCGGCCAGGGCCGACTCCCCGGTGATCAGACCGGCCGGCGCGAAGCCCACGCCCAACAGGGTCGGAATCGTGGTCGCCGTGACGAACAGGCCCGCCCGGTAGATGCCGGACTTCGGCACGGTGTAGGTGCTCGCCAGCGCCAGCGTGACGTTGGTGTTGGCGGCCAGCGCGCCCGAGGTCTGGTCCGCCGATGCGCGGAGCAAGTTCGGAGTACTGGCGTCGTCGTACAGCCCGACGGCCCAGTGGGTCATCGTGCCGCCGGCGGTGCCGCCGACCGTGAAGCCGATGTTGGTGATGACGTCGCCCGCGCGCAGCGAGATCCGGGCGTTGGTGAACACGCCCGTTGCCGCGATGGCGACCGAGGTCAGCCCCCAGCGCGGAAGGTTGCTGCGGTAGAACGTGTCGGCGCTGCTCGGGTCAACGCAGTTCTGGAATTCGAACACGTTGCCCAGCACCCGCTTGTAGCCACCACGAGCCGCGGTCATCGTGCACCACCCTTCGTGGTCCGGGCGCCGATCGGCGCCTTGTCCTCGACCTCGGTCGGTGCGCCGGCCCGCAGGCGGGCATTCTCGGCGCGAAGCTTGTCGAGGTCGGCCGCCCTGCTCAGGCGGGCGTTCTCGCGCTCCAGCGCCTCCGCCTCGTCGTGCGGCGTGAGCGTGGCGCTGCGGATGGCGTCCGCCGGCGCGACGTCGTCCAGCGCCTCGATGACGTAGCCGGCGCTGATGAAATACGACAGCCGGCCGGCGCTGCTGGCGTCGATGACGTCCAGCTCCGCCGCACCCTTGACGAACGCGGTTGCGCCCTCGCCTTCGCCGACGCTCCCGCTCCAGCCCGGGACGGGCGTCATGATCTTGAACTTGGCCATGATCCCTCCCTCACTGAACCGTGATCGAGCGGTAGACGCCGCAGCACCGCGTGCTGCGCAGCACGAATGCGGCCGGGCCGAGTTCGACCTCACCCAGCTTCACCGCGCCGGCCGTCGAAAAGTCGGGCAGGTAGGTGCGCACCAGCGGTGCTCCGGCGGCCGATGCCGCGTGCGCCGCGTCGAGCCCGAGCGACACCGCGAAGACCTCCGACACGTTGGCCGTGATCGGAATGATCGGGTTGGTGCCGTCCGCCCGGTCCCCGAGGTCGATCAGGCGCCAGCCGCGGTAGGACTCGATGTCCTGATCGAAGTTGTCCTTCGTCATGGTCGTCAGGTTGGCGAACCTGGCCATGCGTCGGAACTGAGCGAGGCTGACGCTGTTGAACAGCAGCGCGCGCACGCCCGCGGGAACGGCGCCGGGCTGACCCGGCGTCATCGAGCCGACCTTGCTGGCGACCATCTTGGCCAGCCACAGGTCGATCTTGTCGAACTCCAGCATGGCGTTGACGGCGGTCGCGACGGTCGCCCAGTTGGTGGCCGTCGACAGTTCCGTGCTGGTGCCGGTGAGCGCCTTGCTCAGGCCGTCGAACGTCGCGGCGTCGACGGCCGTGTCGCCGTACAGGAACTCCCTGACGAACCGTTCCCTGACCGCGATCATCGCTTCCATCATCTGGAAGGTCGTCTCGTTGGTGGCCGCCGGGCCGATGTTGGCCAGCGTCCTGTCCAGCTCGAAGCTGGAGCCCATCGGCTTGAGCGCGACGCTGTAGGTAGCGCGCGTGGCCTGCGACGGGACGTACTCGGTGTTGAACGGGCGCGGCGCGGCTGACGCGCCGGTGCTCTTGCGGACGTAGGTGTACCCGAGCGAACTCCCACCGGTCGCGGGCGTGGACGTGTCATCGAAAGTGATGTTGTCCATGAGCCACGAGTTGCGCCGGAAGTCATCGATCACGTTGAAATCGATGTCGTTGATCGTGTTGACCTGCGCCTGCGCCAAGGTGATCGGCATAGACGTTACTCTCTGTAGTCGGTGGCTAGCTGCTCTTTCTCATGCCCTGCAGGCCTTGCGCGATCGCCGCGGTCAGCCCCAACCGCTGACCGGTCGTCGGCGGTGTCTGGAACCCGTTGGCCACGGGCGCCTGTCCGCCGGCCGGCGTCGTCGTCTCCAGCTTGAGCCGCGGGTTTGCCGCAACCTCCGCCTCGACCAGCGCCGACACGTCCGCCTCGAACGTGTCGGCAGCCGGGTCCAACTTGGCCAGCGCGGCGGCCTTACTGCGCGCCAACACCGCCCCTACCAGATCCTCGTCGGCGCCCGCCTTGCGCGCCGCGCGGTCGATCGCCCGGTCGACCTTGGCCATCCTGGCTTCGGTCTGTGCACTGGCGAGCTGTGCCGCGACCGCCGCGGGGTCGACATCCTTCGGAGCGATCCCGAGCGTCTTGGCGATCTCGGCCAACGCGTCGTTGCGTGCCGTCGCCCTCGCCGCGTCGCGCGCCTTGCCGCCCTCCTGGGCTGCGATGGCCTTGCGCTGTTCGGCCAGGTACGCCTTGACCTCCGGTGCCTCCGGATCGAACGTCGCGGCCGGCGCCGGAGTGACCGGAGTCGGTGCGGGCGTCGGCGGAACTGCTGGCGGTGTCGGATCGGCTGTGATCGGCTCCGGCCCGCCGGGCGCCGTTCGGGTGATGTGTCCCCGTGATTTCACTATGCGCGCTCCCTGGCTCGCTAACCGTAGCCACCGACCACGGTGAGCCGATCATACCCCCGAAACCCTCAAGCCAAGGTTGAGACTTTCGCGCCGCGTGTCGCGACGAATGCCGAGGTCACGAGTCTCCGCCACGTGCGCCGCGACGCGCTTCTGTGCTTCCTGGCGCGCCGCGCGGGCCTTGCCGAGCGCTGGGCCATCCATCGCGGCGGCCTCGCGCAGCCTCAGGGCACGCACCCGCCGCTCCAGTTCCCGTAGCCGGTCGCGCGCTTTCTGCCCCTCGGGGTCCGGACGGGTGACGGGACGGCCGGTGAGCCCGACGCGGTACACGCCGATGCGGCACCGGCATCGCGGATGGAATAGGCCCGACTGGCGCGCCTCAGCGAACGATCCCGACACGCGCACAGTGACCATCCGGCCAGGCGTCGCGGCCGACGGCAGCACCAGCGTTGCTCCACCGCTACCGCTCCCGTCCCGCGTCAGGATCTTGCCCATCCACTGTCGGCACCGCTCGCACTCCTGTGGGCCGGCCGACACAATGATCAGGTTCTGCCCGTCGCTGGCCATCTGCCCGAGTTGCCCGCCGATCACGGCCTCCGTCGCGGCCGTCTGCGCCGCCATTTCGACGTAGCCGGCCAGCGCCCACGAGCGGCCGGCGCGATCCGTGAACCCGGTGATCCCCTGCGCCATCGCCTGGTTGAGCGCGCGCTGTACGGATCGTCGGCGCGCCAGTTCCGTCGACCCCGTGCCCGTGAGTTGCAGTCCGCCGGCCAGGACGGCGCGGCGGTACGCCTGAGCGGCAGCGTCGGCCGCCCTGCGCTCGGCGCCCCGGAGGCGCTCATTGAGCGGTGTCAGGTAGCGGTCGGGATCGGATCGGTAGACCCGTCCCGTCGGCCGGCCCTGCGCTACGCCGTGCGCGAGTGCGGCGCCGATCATCGTCCGGGCTTCGCGGTCGGCCGCCGGGCGGAACGACGCCAGCACGCCGCCGGCCCAGCGCCGCACCGCGCCGACCTCGACCATCCGCCGCTCGGCCCAGTCGTCACCCGCGATGCCGCGCAGCAACCAACCGGCGATGCCGCTCACGATGCCAACCTCGACTCGCGCGTACAGGGCGGCCAACCGCTGGGCGGCCTCGGAGGCGAACGACCGGTCAGCCATCGTCCCGGTGATCGCAATCATCCGTTGCGGCGCACCATGGGCAGCGACCGGCTCGCAGTTCGCAAAGGATGCAGGTACCCGCTTCGCAGTCGCCGTGATCTAGCTCAAAATCGATTTCCACCACTACCTCCCTGAACCGAACGGCACCATCACGGCCGGCGCGGGCTGGCTGCCGTTCGCGGTCGGATCGGGCGCCGGAGTGTCGAACGTGCCTGGATCGGCCGGCGCGGCGGACGCCTTCTCATCCTCGATGCGGGTCGCCTCTTTGTCGATCTCGATGTCGTCCCAGTCCGGATGGGCCATGCTGATCTTGGTACGCAGCGAGATGGCGCCTGCCGCGTCCAGCAATCCGATGATCTCCGCGTCCTTCTTGGGGTCCGGCGTCACGCCATCGGGGTACTGGACGGCCATCGGCAGGTCCGGCTTGCTGCCCTCGGCGGAGTAGTACCGCGCGTCGAGCTTAGCCAGCACCAGCGCCGTGCGCCGGAACGCCCGCGACGCGTAATCGACCTTGCGCGCCCTGGTGCTGACGGTCCGGGCGCCGCGCTGGCCGACCTCGGTCGCCGTTGCCTGCGCGCCGGAGGTCTCCTCGCCGAACGCGTCGGCGCTCAGCCCGGCGTTGCGCACGATGGTGCGCCAGTTGCCGGCGGCGGTCCGCTCGTAGCTGTCTACGTTGATCTCGAACTCCACCTTTTCGATCTGCAACGGCTGCTGTGGATCGAGCGACTTCACCGCGGTGAAGATCCGCTGCGCGGCATCGAACGTGGCCCCCTTGCCCGGCCCGAGACCGCGGGTGTACTCCTGCGGGACGATCAGGCGCGGCCGGGCCAGCCTCAGCGCATCCATCCACAGTGACCACGTCTCATCGAGCGTCTGCATGGCCGGGATCGCGCCGTCATAGTCCGACCGGCCGATCGGCTCATCCGGCACGCGACGGTTGGGCAGCACGTTCGGGTGGTGGATGACGTCCAGCACGTCGATGCCGGTCAGGATCGGGCCGCTGTCGCCTCCGAGCGTCGCCAGGCGGGCCGTCTCCTGGTGGTCGGCCAGCGACACCAGTGCGCCGAGGCGGTCATCGCTGCCGCGCCGGAGCTGGTGCTCGACGGTCCCGGGCTCGTGGCGTTCGAGGTGCCGCAGCACGCCGCCCTTGCCGTCGGTCGGCAATGACCGCCAGAACGTGATGGCGGTCAGGTGCCCCGAGCTCCATTCGGGAATTGCGCAGTGCGGCGTCAGCGCCTCGGCTATCGGGTAGTCCGCCACCGCCTTGTCGACCGTGCACCGGATGTAGGACGACCCGTAGGCGCTGGCCAACTCGGCAGCCTGTGCCATCACCGCGTACACGCCACCCTCGGTCAGGATGGCCTGCATCCGCTCGGTGGCGCCCTCATCCTCGATGGTGACGGTGGGCGGCTCGCTGTAGAGCAGGTCGGCCGACAGCGAGCTGATGTTGGCCGCCGCCGGGATGTGCATCCGCTCCATATCCCCGATGGTGCCGATGTCCGGCTGGCCCCAAAACATCCGCCCGAACCACCCGTACAGCCCGCTGGCGCGCTGCGACGGACGTACCGCCAGGCCGTAGCCGGCGTTGGGGCTGTACCAGCGCGCCAGCTCCGCGGGATCGCCCACGTACCAGCGCCGATACTCCTCGAACAGGGTCGCGCAGTCCGTACGGCCCGGCGGCCAGTGCGTGTCAGGACCCCACGTGATCGGCATGACGCGATCGTACGCGCCGGACAGCGCGCTGATCTCAAGCCTCTGACCAGGCATTATGCAGCCGTTTCAACTCGCTCCGATCAAGTGAGTTTTCGGCCTTGCGTTTGCGCAGGTCAGAGGCTCGGAAACGGCAGAGCCGGACACAGTCGGGCGTGAGTGACGGCAAGAATCCGGCGCGCCACATCGAGCCCGAAGCCCTGATCAGCTTCCGGCGACGTGAATCGGGCGTTCACGTTGGCCAGCAGCCGCGCCGGCTCGATGCCCCGCTCCAGATCCGAGCAGACGTTGTGACCGCGGCCGAGCATGAGCGCCCGGCTGTGCCGGCCGACGATCCGCGGGTCGATGGCGCCGAGGTCGGCCAGCCATCCGTCGACGTCCTCACCGGCCGCGGCGAGCGTCGACCGGGCGACCGTCGTACCGGCGGGCTGCGCGGTAGGCGTCGTCGGCGTACCGCAAGCCAGCAGAACTACCGTGATCACGAGCGCCGCACCGCACGCCCAACGACCGGAAACCCCCATGGCATCGAGGATAGCCGATTGATTCTCAAGCCTCTGACCAGGCATTATGCAGCCGTTTCAACTCGCTCCGATCAGGTGAGTTTTCGGCTCTGCGTTTGTGCAGGTCAGAGGCTTGAGATCAGACCAGAAGCGGTGTCTCAAAGATGTCGTGATGCCAGATATGCCGTGAACTGTACGGCGCGTACCGCAGGCAGCCGTCAATGCCATGATCGTCGATCTTGAGGGGCTTCTCTTCGCCGAGCCTGGCCGCCCTCTCGTCCCAGACGTACCCCGGAATCTCGTCGATCAGCGCGGGGCACTCCTCGGCAACGATGATCTTGCCGGTGGCGATCAGCGAGCCCGCGACGCGCAGCGAGTCGGACACCTCGTTGTCGGCCGCCCTGGTAGGTAGGCCGTCGCGGTAGCACTGCACGCGGAAGCTGGCCGCGCTCGGGTCGACGGCCACCATGACGGGCGCGACGCCGCGCAGGTCGCCGCTGACGCCCGTCGGCTTGATCTCGCGCAGCCACTGACGCAGGCCGGCGCTGTACTCGACATCGGAGAGCTGGCGCCGCTGGCGCCGCGAGTCCCAGCGGTACTCGTCCGTGACGTACAGCGCCTCACCGCTGCCGACGCGCACGTCCGGACCGATGCCGAGCATCCCGGCGTGAAACGGGTTGGACGTTCCGTAGTCGACCCCGACCGCCAGGTAATCCCGCATCTCAGGCATGGCCCGGCGCGGCATGACGTTACGCTCCGCGTCCCACTCCGCGAAGATCGCGCCCTCGGCCATGCACCATTCGCCCAAGATGTTCCGTTTGTAGAACACGCCGACGTACTCACGTTTGAGACGCGCGACGAACGTCGGATCGAGCGATGGATTGTCGTCAATGACAAAGGAGAATACGTTCATATCGAGCGCGTCATCCCCCCGTCGCTCGATCACGCTGCCGTCACGTTGGATCTGGTATCGAGCACGTTGAATGCGATCACGGTTCAGCCAGTGATTCTTAGCGTCCGGGTTGCCGGTTCCGAACCACTGCGCGCCGGTGATCGATGTCCGTGTCGTCGCCATCGAAAAGACGTCCTCCGGCCACCGCGGGATCTCGTCGCCGTACCAACCTGCGAGCGTCATACCGGCGATCTTGTTCACCGCGCCGACATCGTTGGCGCCACACAGGTAGATCCGCCGACCGAGGATGTTGGCCTCCCCGCTGCCGGCGCTCAGCTTCGCCCGGCGCGGCCCGATCATCGCCACGATCGGATCGATGACGTTGCGCTTAAGCGTCCGCTCCGTCTTTCCGATCATCGCCAGTTCGCCCCGTGGACCGTCGATCAGAAACTCCAGCCACCTGATCAACGAGCAAACCGTCTTTGACGACCGGACGGCCCCTTCCCATAGGTTGCCGGCCGCCGTCGCGCGCTGGACGCTGGCGAGTTGCTTACCGATCAGGGGTGCGTAGCGCATTCAGCGCCTCGATTCGCAGTGTGAAATCGCTGGCGCTACGCTGCTCTGACGTCAGCCCGAGCGGATCGCAAGCCTCTGACCTGCGGTTTTGCGCGCCCTGAAACTCGGGCTGCGGGAGCGAGTTGCGAAGGTCACAAAACCGCAGGTCAGAGGCTTGCGATCCGTCACTCACCATCGGACACATCACCCCGTCCCGTCATGTTGCGAATCCAGGCGGTCACGGCGTCAGCCTCGCGCTGGTCGGAGTCGTACTGGTCGAGCATCTTGTGCTTGTCGATCGCCGTTCCGGCGATGATCATGAGGTTGCGTTGATCCTGGGTCGGCACGCAATCGATGACCCTCATTTCGAAAGTGTTATCTTTGCCCCCGAAGTTGAACACCTTCCACGTCTGCGATTCCATGTCCGCGAGCGCCTTTTCGGCGGCGTGGACAAAGCGTTCGGCCAGCCTCTGCCGGCGCTCCGCGAGACTCAGTCTGGTAGCCTCGATTGCATTTTGCATCTTGGCGCGTGTCTCGGGTGCGCCGAATTGCGGAGCATCCTCCGCCGCCGCGACGATCCGCCGCACGCTGGCCTCGGATATGCCGTGACGTGCGGCAACCTGCCGGACCGACCCGTCCGCCGTGCCTACGGTCCGTCGCGCGTCGGCCACCACGGCCTGACGCACCGCGTCGGAAATCGTACGCGGTGCGCCAGCCGGCTTGCGTGGACGCGAAGTCATGCCCTTGATCGTAGCGTCATCTGCGACCATCACGGATCTGGTACAACCGCGCCTCGGTCAAGCCTGCCGCCTGCGCGATCGCGGCACGAGGCAGGCCGGCGGCCATCGCTGCGCGGATGAGGGCGTCACGCCGTATCCTGGCGCACTCGCCCTCGGCCACGATGATCTGCTCGAACTCGATATCGAACAGAAGCGCGTCGCTACTTTCGCTCATCCCCACGTGTCGTACCCCAACCCCTTGAACCGGCCGCAGGTCACGCCCCGACCGGTGTTCGTCTTCCCGGTCGCGCCGGCCGGCGCGCACCGGTCCCCCTGTCGTACCGGCCCGACCACGTGCAGCGTGCTGTAGGTCGGCGCCGGTGGCGGCGGCTTCTGTGCAGGCGCGACGTCGGAACACTGGGCCAGCGTCGCTCCGCCGAGCCCGAGTAGCGCAGCCACCGCCCCCACCGCGCCCAGGGCCAGCTTGAGACATCCGGCGTCCGGAGCCCGGTGCGCCATCAGCGGCACCCCCCGCAGGTCGACGGACGATCCTGGCCGCGGATCGTCTCGTCGTCCGGACACCACAGCATCATCTGGTACATCAGCGTCAGCAGGACGGCCGCGACCATCCATGCCGTGACCTCGACCCGCGTCCGACCCCGGGCGGTCATGACTCGGCCTGCCGCAGTGCCGCCAGCGCAGCTTGCGCCTCTGTGATGAACCGCTCCAGTCCGGCCACCGCTTCCGCGTGCGTCGTGGCACTCCCGTAATAGCCAACGATGTCCCAATCGTCGCACTGGTGAGGAAGCCCTACGCCCCACCGATCCGACGAGTGCCACGTCCCAGACGAATAAGGACGATGCAAAATGAACTCAAATTCCCCCCCGAGCGTTGCCTGGCCATTCTCGTCCCATTCAAGATTCACTGCACTCACAGCCCCTCCCGCGCTCATGCCCTCTCCAGTCCACTGATGATCTGCAACGCCCTGGTGATCGTCATCTTCGCCACCCCCGGCCGCCACGCGTTGAGGATGGCGACCCCCGTCCACGTCACGTCGGCCCCCGGGCGGAACGGGCGCGGCCGACCTGTGGGCGTCCTGGTCAGCGACACCCGGCGCCGGCGTTCGGAGCGTTGCCAGACCAGGAACACCCCGCCGGGCGACTGGACGCTGATGTTCTCCGCCAGCTCCCCGGTCGGCAGGAGTGCCACCGTGTGCAGCACCCCCACCCGTCGCCCCCGGTCGAGCAATGCATCGCGTGCCCGGGCGCACGCCGCCGGCAGCCGCGGGTCGTCCGGCGACCACTCCTCGACCAGCCCGACCCGCGGTGCCGACTGCGCAACGCTCACGCGTCCGCCCCGAACATCGCACGACGGTAAGCCATCTCCGACGCCTGTTGCGGCGCCCGGTCGGCCACCACCTCGGGCAGCGTCACGGCCCAGATGCCGATGTGCACGCCCGGTTGCCGGTAGGACATGTCGCCGGCCCAACGCCGCGACCCCGCCCACTCGATCACCTGCGCATCGTCCTCCCACACACCGGCCTTGGAGCAGGCGTCCCATACCGCCCGGTCCAGCTTGTCCCCGTCGCGCGCTCCTGGCGCCCACAGCCCCCCGTAGACCTCGGCATCCGCGACCGGCACCGGAACCCAGTACCGGCACCGGACCATCGCACCCTCGGTCCGTTGGACCGCCATCCAACAGGCGCCCAAACGACCGTTCATGTCCGCCAACACGGCCCGACGTACCGCATCCGACCACGCCGCGTACCCCTGCGCTGCCTGGCGCACGCCGGTACCGCCCCGGTTGACGTTAACGCTGCCTTTGGTGACCGGGATTCCCGGCACCCATACATCACACACCAGCCGCATGGCGGCCTCCCGTTCCGCCCGCCAGGTCGCGACCCTGACCGCGCAACGCCGCGCGGAACGACGCCACGATCTCCTCGACGCTGTCCACATCGGACGGTCGGGTGGTCCAGTAGTGCTCGGCCAGCGCGGTGATCTCCAGATTGGGCCGGCATTCATTGCGACCCGCGAACGTGACGTCGCCACACGCGAAGGCCACCACGCGCCAACACGTCGTGCAGCCCATCAACGCGCCCATGACGCGCAGCAGCGGCAGCCCGTGCGTCTCATGAATGCCCGTCACGTCCGACGCTCCAGCTCCGCCAGCCGCGCATACAGTACGTCGATGTGCTGCGACAGAATCGTGATGATCGTGCGCGCCTGCTGGTCGGAGGCCAGCGCGCTGTTCCACATGATCTCACTGATCACGATCGGCTCGACCGGCCGCTCGGCCGTCCGTTCGCGCTCACTCCGCTCCAGCGCGTCGAGCCGTGCCACGCTTTTGCCGATCACATCGGCAAAAAACAACATGCCGGCACCCATCGAAATCACGTTCGGAGTCTCGCCCTTAAGCCAGGCCTTCGCCTGATTGATGTATTGATCATGCATTCCCTGCATCATGACCGACACCCCCTTCGGGAATCAACGTACATCATGCGCTGTAGTGACGTCAAGCGAACGTCAGCCACGGCAGTTGCGGCAACAGCTTGCCGTCGATACGACGCTCCGCCTCAGCCGCCGTGATCATCTCGCTGACCTCGCCCATGCCGGCGCCCAGCGGCACATCGAGCCCGAGGCGCGCCGCGTACGCCAGCGATTTCTCGCTCGGCTGCTGCGACCGCCAGCCACGCCGCCGCCGGGCGACCGTCCGGTCAACCGCCTCGATGACGCTCTCGCCCACCCGCTGTGCCTCGGCAAGGGACGCCACGTTGAGCGCGATCGGCGTGCAACCGGCGTGCCAGCGCTGCGTCGTGACCACGTCGACGCCCCCGCCACGGGCGGGGTCGGCCGGCAGCAGGCAGACGAACCGCTCGTGACCGGGGAAGTACCAGACGCCCCGTGGCGTTCGGGACCATGCCGTATCCGAACCGGCGAACAAATCGACGATCTCAAATACCAGCTTGCCCTGCTGATCGTAGGCGCATCCATCGCGGTCGAAATCCAGCTCGACGCCGGACTCGATGATCAACTCCTCAGGATCGACCGGCTCAGCGTCGGCGGGATCGACTTCCGGCGCTTCCAGTGCGTCGGCCGCCTCGACCCCGAACAGCTCCACCCGGGCGTCGAGCGTGTGTCGCGCCGCCGCGCCGGCCACGTCCAGCACCAGCGCGTCGACCTTGCCGGGCCAGAGCCTGAGCACACGCCCGACCATCTGGATATACAACCCAGAGTGCTTGGTCGGTCGCGCTATGACGCAGACCGACGCCATCGGCAGGTCGGTCCCCTCCGTGAACACTGCGCAGTTGCACAGCCATGCCACCTCCCCGGCCCTGTAGCGATCCAGGACGGCCGAACGCTCCCCCGCCGGGGTTCCACCATGCACCAGAGCCGCAGTGAAGCCCTCAGCGGTCAGAACATCCATGATCACCCGGGCGGAATCGACCGTCGGCGCGAAGACAATTCCCTGCCTATCGGGACATTGCTCGCGGATGGCCTCGGCGATCCGCTTCGGTGCCATCGAATCGGACAGCGCCCGACCGAGCGAGCCGTCCTGGTAGTCCCCGCGGGCGGTCTTCACCCGCCGCAGGTCGAGGTCGTCCACCGTCACCCGGATGCCGGTCGGCCGCACCAGCGTCGGGACGCCGTCATTGCCCTCGCCGCGGATGGCCTGCCCGATGGTGCGGCGGAAGACCACGTCCTGCCAGACGTCCCCCAGCGCCAGGTCATCCGACCGGCTCATGGTGGCCGTACAGCCGACGGCTACCGCCCGGCCGTCGTACGCGCCGAAGTGCCGCAGCAGCGACACGTACGACCGGGCAGCCGCCCGGTGCGCCTCGTCCACGACGATCAGGCCGACCCCGCGCAGCATGGCCCTCCTGCGCTCGCTGGCCAGGGTCTGCACGCTGCCCACCAGCACGGGCGGCAACGTGTCGTTGCGGCCGGCCATCACCACGCCGACCGGCACACCGTCCAACGCGTGCCGCAGCCGGTCGGCCGCCTGCTCGATCAGCTCGATGCGGTGCGCCACCACGAGCGCCCGCTTGCCGGGGTTCTCCGCCAGCCACGGCGCCACGATCTCGGCCGCGATCACCTGCGTTTTGCCCTCGCCGGTCGGCAGCACGTAGGCCGGCCTCGCCATGCCGCCGGCCCAGGCGTCGCGGACGGCCCGGCCGGCCTCGATCTGGTACGGCCGGCTGACGTGACGGCTCATGGGCGACTGTAGATCGCGCGCTGATGTCCCGGCCGCGGATCGGGGTAGACCACCCGCAGCTTGCCGGCACGCCGCGCCGCGCGCAGAAGATGCTTGGCGGTGCCCTCGACGATGCCGGCCCCGCACCCGATCTCGCAGAGCTGGCGGGTCGTCAACTCCCGGCCATCCCCCAGTGCGTCCCACATCGCCTGCCAGGCCGGGCCGATCAGCTCTCCGGCCATCGGGTAGTCACCCATGAAGTTCGGTGCGGTCATAACGGGGGATGTTAGCACTGCACTTAACCTCTCGCCAGGTAGGCGCGCACGCCGCAGCAGGCCGGCGTGAGCCCGACGAGATCGGTTCGACCATGGCACGGGCAGCGGCCGTTGGCACACGCCCACCCGTCGCGGCTCTCCCGGCACCGGCACGGGTACGGCTGATCGATTGCCGTGCCCGTGATCAGCCACACACCTGTACGCATATCTTGATGTCTCCCCTATCGTTGTGACTTTACGTTGCGACCTGTGACCTGTGACTGCTGACCGCACTACTACTTCGTAGTGCGGTCACAGCCTTTGGTCACACCCTCACGGGGTAGGTTGAATTGATCACGGTCACAGGTTGGTCACACGTTCGGTCACATGGGTTGAGCTGCACAAACGTCAAGATCTTTGATCATGGTCACAGGATGTCGATCATGGTCACAGGCTCGGTCACAGCGGTGACTCTCTGTATCGGTCACAGCTACGGTCACAGGCTAAGTATTACTCTCCGTGACGTCCGTCAAAATGATCTCGAAACCGGTCGGTCCTTCGGAGATCAACTCGCCGGACTTCCCACGGTTCGGAGATAGGACACCATCGATTGATTGGTCGGCCAGCTCGACCACCTTGAACCGGCCGGCACCGTACGACTTGGCGACCAGCCCAAGCTGGATCAGGTCGGCCCACGCCCTCGCCCACGCCTTGCGGAAGCCGGCGCCGGCCGGCCCGGACGTCGGTCCCGGCCATGCGACGTCCGCGAATGCCTGCCGGATCTCCGCCAGCGTGCCGCCCATGCCGGGGTTGTACCGTCGGTGGACGACCGACCACAGCGCCCGAGCCCGCGTCGTCCGGGCGCTCTCCCGCGGTCCGTCCACCGCCACCGACACATCGCCACGCCAGGCTGGGGCGACCCCGAGGACGGCCACCGGTCCCGGCTCACTGAACCCCTCGACGCCCGGCGCGGCCACGTCGACAAGATCGAATACGGCGTCGTCCGGTTCGGCATCGTCCTTAACCTTCCCGGTCTTCATGGTGATCTGCCGGCCGATCCTGGTCACCCCCAACTCGGTCTGCAGCGCGCCCGTCACGGCCGTCGAGCCGCGCCCGTGCGTGCCCGTGCGTCCGGTGTGGTGCACCAGCAGGACGCACGCACCGGTGGCCACCCTCAGGGCGTCCAGGGCGTCTACGAGCTGGCCCATCTCGCGCGCGTCGTTCTCGTCCGCCCCCACCGTCACCCGGGCCTGCGTGTCGACCACCACCAGCGCCGGCGCGATCTCGGCCAGCAGGTCGCACCACGCCGGCCACTCCGGACCGGCCGCCTGGACCGGCCGGGGCAGGAAGCGCACATCCGCGATTTCGCGACCGTGGTGCGCCTCCCAGGCGTCCACCCGCGCACCGACCCCTTCGTCGCCCTCGGCCACCAGATAGACGACCGGTCCGGCGGTCGTCGCGCGCCCCGCCCACGCCATACCGGCGGCAATCCGAGCGGCCAGATCGAGCACGATGAACGACTTGCCGTGTCCGCTCGGGCCGTTGATCCGGGCCAGAGTGTTGCGGTAGAGCAGGCCGGCCACCAGCGGACGCAGCCTCGGCCGCGCCTTGAGTTGCGCCGCGCTCAGCAACTCCCCGCGCAGCCGCTCGCGCAGCGCGGCCCGGTCCCCGCCGCGCAGCTCCGCCAGGCGGAGGTCGGCAGCCTCGCGTATCAGCCGCCGGTTGACCTCCGCCTGAACCGCCGCCTCCCAGCGCGGGTCAATCGAAGGTGATGTTGTCGTAGAGCCAACGTGGGTGAGGGAACTGCTCGACAGCACTCCCGGCTCGCTGAACCCCGGGATCGACATCGATGCCGCGCCGTTGGAGCTCGGCGAGAAAGGGAGCACACCTGCTGCATCCGTCGGCGGAGTCGGCCACACCTCCACCCGCAGTGGATCGGTCCACTCGGGCGGCAGCTCCGCCGGGCGGTCTCCGACGCGGTGCGTCGCGCTACGCCAGAGCGAGGCGACCTCGGCCATCGGCACGATGATGCCGAGCGGGTGGTCGCACGTCGCCGCTTCCCAGTCGTCGGCCGCGTTCCGACCGTCGCCCAACCAGCCAGCGTTGGTCAGCTCGATGATCCGGCACGCCGCCCGGAACGCAAGATCGTTACGGCTCGTCTGCGCGTTGCACAGCTCGGTCAGCAGTTCGCGCACTGCCGCGGTGGCGTATCGTTGTCCCCGGTCGTCGCCGTTTGAGGAAACCGAAGGCGACCAGCCGGCCGGCGGTTCTCTCGTGGGAGGGAGTACCGCCGGCCGGATCATGTCCAGCAGCCACCCCGGCGGCTTGTACGGCAGTGCGTCTGTCAGCTCGACGTACGCGCCCTTGCCGCTCACGCTCGGCGGAGCGACCACCTGGCCGCCCGTGCCGCGCACGTCCAGGCCGGCCGGCAGCGTGCCGCGCCGGTTGGTGACCTCGAGATCCGCCGGCATCCGGAAGCGCCAGTGATTTCCTCCGCCACCCGTTTCGACGTGCGGACCGCCGATCTCGGCGTTGACGCGCTGCACCAGCGAGCACGCCTCTCCGGGCGTGGCTCCGTCGTAATCGTTCGCCGGATCGTAGTCGAGTACCCAATGTCCGGACGGCGCGCCGGTCGCGATGCCGATATTCCACTGCGGTTGCCACAGCGCCGCATCGCGGACAAGGTTGAGCGGCGCGTGCCACTCCCGCCAGATCGGATGCTTGCCGGCGGACGGGCAGCGTTCCGCGCCGCGCGTGCACGTGCAGCCGTTGGGGCCGATCGAATGCAGTGGGACGAGCGCCCACCCGCGCGCCAGATAGGCATTGACAAACCTGAGCATTTCTGTATGTACCGTGCTATCGTCCACTACGGATTCCTTCCCAAGGGTGATCCCCGACCGACCCCGTCCCACGCCCCCGGACCGCCGACCGTACGCCTGTGACACCCCCGTAGACCAGGCAGCACGTCCCGCGGTCGGGCCACGTGGCCGGCGGGGTCGCTTCGGCTCTAGATCTGATCGACGTAACTGCGGACCGACGCGCCGTCCAGCTCCTGGCACCCCCTGCGGGTGAGCCACCGGATCACGTCGGCGCGCTGAATCCGGCACCCCCGGTGCGCCTCGACCGCGGCCCGGACATCCTCAATCCAGCCCAGAATGTCTGGATCTTCCTGATATGTGACACTTCGCTTACGCTGCGACATGCGGGTTACTCTAGCTTGCTTCACTGTGCCGCACCATATACAGTCGCACCATGACCGCTGTACCCCGTGAACCGACCTCCGACGAATGCACGTCCAACGCCGAGATCGACGGCGGGCGCGCCTGCTGGTACCCCTCGATGGGCGGCTACGTCGCACGTGCCGTCGCCGTACCGAACAGTGTGAAGCGATCCGACGATACGTGCTGGTCGATCTACGTCTGGCACGACGGCGACTTCCCGTTCGGCGTTGACCGCTCACCGCGCGAGTTGCACCACTGCGACCCGTCCGACTTCATCCGCTTCGGCCGCCTGATCGAGAGTTTTGAGGAGTGATGATGACGAAAGTCGAGATCTGTACCGACGTCGAGCTGTATCCGGAAGTGACGATCACGGCGCCGGAGCATGACGTGTCCGGAGTCATTCCACCTGGCGCTTTCCGGTACGACGTGCCGGATCATCTTTACGACGCGTATCGAAACACGCTGCAAGCGCTCAGCGCGTTGGAGACGGCCATCCTGCGGTCGCTGGGATTCACGGAGGACCGGTACGGCGAATGGCGCCCACCGACCGGGGAGAGTGACGCTTTCGTGGTTCCCTCCGCGGAAGCGCGGTCCGGGGTGCAGGGGCGCGCCGACGCCTGGACCCCGGACACCCGGCCGCGGCGGGTCGGCTGCGCCGCCGTCGACCTGCTGGCCGCGCTCGCCGAGGTGACCGGCCGGCACCCCGGCGCCCGGCTGATGCGGAACCGGGTCGGCAACCTGTCAGTGCTCGTCGCCGACCAGACGGCCGGCTTCCTGGACCTGACCACCGGGGAGTACGACGAGGGCGCCGACCCGCCCCGGTACCCGGACACGGCGCCGTGAGCGCGGACCGCCCGGACGATCCGGCGACGTGTTGGGACTGTCGATGATCGTCGCTAAGCTGCCCTGGCTTGCGGTCCAGCAGTACGCGACCGTCGCGCTGGACGGCAAGCCGTACACGGTGGTCGATCCGCGATTGATGTCGACGATGGTGCTGCTACTCGACAATGAGGCGCGCAACCGCCCCATATCGGTCGACCCGGGCGCCCTGGTGACGGTACTGATACCCGAGCACGACGACGCGATCCGAGCTCTCAAAGGGCAGTTCGACGTATCCATAATGGAGGATTGATGAGTGACCTTCGCGAGCTCCTGGACGATCTGATCGCTTCAGCCGCGATGGATGCCGAAGAGAGCCGGGAGGACTACAGTCCGGCAACCAACAGCATCCGCAACACGATCATTGAGCGGTACAGCCGGGGTGCCGACGCGCCCAGCGTCGCGCGTGCGTTCCACGAGACGTACGAACGGCTGGCGCCGGAGCACGGCTACCGGACCCGCGAAGCGAGTGCGGTCGGATGGGACGCCGTACCGACCGCGAACAGGGCACTGATGATCGCGACAGTGCAGCATCTGATCGACGCGGGAGTGATCAAATCATGAGCAAGGCGAGTGAATTGGAAGAGAGGCGTCTGGCGGCCGAACGTGTCGCATCGCGTTGCGACGCACTGATCGTAACCTCACGAAGTGCCGGCTTGGAGGGCGTAGAGATCCCTGGACAACTGACGGTTGTCGCAGAACTCCTTCTGGCCGAGGCGACGCACATCAGCGAGCAGCGTCGCAAGGGGTGGCAGTCCTCGATGCGTGAGTACGCCGCCGCCGGGCGCATCCTCGAGCAGTGGGCGAAGGATCTGGCGGCACACCTGGAACAGGACAAGCCGCCGGCCCGGCCGCCGATCGACCTCTCCGACCCCGCGCAGCGCAAGGCGCCGGACGGCACGCCGAGCGTGCGCGGGCTCATGGACATCGCGGCCGGCAGCAACGGCACGCCGGAAGCCTCCTGGCCGGAGGACGGCCCGATCACCCCGGATGCCGCGACCAGGGTCCGACTGGCGATCGAGGCGGGCAGCAAACCGACCGACGATGCCGTGCTGAGCGTCGCGTTCGACGTTCCGCCCATCGTCAATGAGACCGGCCTCGACCCGTCGGTCGTGGATCGGATGTCGGCGCTGCCGACGCTCGACGCCGCGTTCGGGCCGCCGGACCGGTTCACCGCGGCAGTTGAGCAGCATAGCGCCGTCGTCCGAAGCGCGGTCGACAAGATGCTGACCGCAGACAGGACATTCGGGCCGCAGTTGCTGATACACATCAGGGCAGCGCCGACCAACTACGCGTGGTGCTCCGCGACATACGGCCTGCGCGCCTACGTCAACACGGCCACCTGTCCGGAGTGCATCGCGGCGTGGGACGCGCACCACGAGACGTTGTATGACGCCAAGACCGATCGACGCCATCCGGCCAGTCGGCTGGCCAGCGTCAAGCTGGACCCACCCGTGACAATCGAGGCGCCGGGCGCATACACGATGGCCGTCCTGAGCGCGCCGGACGGCACGGTGATCGACGCCTCGCTGACTCCGACCATCCCGGCATTCAGTGAGCCCGGTCCGCCGCCGGCGCAACCGATCGATGACAAGGTGACGCGCGGACCGGAAGCGTGGCCGATGCTCGGCGCGGCGCAGTACGTGATCGAAGATCCCGCGCCATCCTCGGCTGTGGTCGACATTCACGGCAAGCCGCACTCCGTCGCGCTTCCGTCGCGCTTCCGTTCGGGCATTCTGGGAGTCGCCTACCTCATGTACGAGGATGGCCGCTGTGAGGTTCGCAGTATCGACTTCCGGCTCGACCCGCCGTCGCAACTGGAGATCATCGCAGCCTCGCGTACGCCGGACGTGCCACAGTTCAGCGAGCCCGGACCGGCGCCCGCCCGTCAGACCCAACAGCGCATGACGTTCGACGCGGTACGGGAACACGGCATGGCGCGCGCCCGCGGCGCCGATCACCGGTCCTACTCGCAGGTGACGTCGTTCGCCGAGTGCGGCGTGCGCTACGCACTGTCCGATCTGGACAACGCGCCGGCCTGGTGGAACGTGGGCGGTACGGCGCTGCACTATGCGCTGGAAGCCATCAACCTGCAGCGTGGTAGCGACACGTGGCCGGAGGCGTTCGGTCGGGCGATCTCGGAAGCGGTCGCGGAGTCCGGCGTCACCCCGGACCGCTGGCGCGCGGCGAAGAAAGGCGCCGAAGGGTACGACTGGTGGCGCGTGCAGGGTGGGGCGATGGTCGGCCGGTGGTTGCAGCGTCTCGGGCAGTTGCTCGGCGACGGGTGGACCATCGCCACCATCGACGGCAAGCCGGCCGTCGAGCTGTCGATTCCGATGACGATCCAAACGTTCGCGGGCACTCCCGCGATGATGCCGAATGGCATCAAGGTCGAGAACGTCATCGATCTGGTGCTGGTCCGTGGCGACACGTTTCTGATCGTCGACTTCAAGAGCGGCGCCAGCGCGCCCGATTCGACGTACCAACTCGGGCAGTACGCTCACGCGCTGGCCCGCGCGATCGAATCGGACAGTCGCATTCAGGCGACGATGCGCATCGTCGGCGCGTACTGGCTCGCCCGCAGCGACATGCTCTCACCCGTCGACGTGACAAAGAGCGACACGACGACAGACCTGCGCGACCTGCATCCGTGGCCGGAGATCGAGTACCTGATCACGACCATGCACGCGGCCGAGTCGCAGGGGCTGTATCTACCGAACAAGAGCAAGAGCGATCGGTTCGGGTGCGGTTCGTGCGGCGTGGCCGGCCTGTGCCCGGTCGGCCCGTCATGACGACAGTTGACGATTTAACAGCGGACGACGTAGGATGATGCAGTGAGCAGCGACGACAAGGCCGGTTACCCGGTCGGCAACAGGCCGGAACGCCCGCACCACCCGGACGGATGGTTCCCGACGCGCCCGGCGGACGACGCATCCGACACGATGCCGCCGCGCGGGCAACCCCCGGCCAGCGGTGAGCACGACCGCCCGCGCAAAGACTGAGACGAGAGGCAGACATGCAACCCAACTACCAGCAGTACGGCCCCCCTCCGGCCGCGCCGACGATGGCACCCATCCCGCAGTTCAGTGAACCGACCTCCGGCGGAGGCGGATCGCCACTCAAGATCCGTGAGCTGGAAGGGCGCGCCTGCGTTATCTACCCGGTGCGGCTCAACCCGGCCGTTCCCGGCAAGTCGTTCAACGGCAAGCCGGACACGGATTCGGTCGTCATCAACGTGTTGATCCTCGACGGTCCCGTGCCGCTGCAATACGGCGAGAGCCGCGCCACCGATGGCACGGGCGGGCCGCCGGTCTACCAGCTCGACGCCCTGCCGGCGCTGATCGAAGGCGTCATGACCAACAACAGCGAAGTCGTGAAGAGTGTCCGGGCCGTCCTGGAGTCCGCCCCCGGCAACGTGATCCCGTGCCGGGTGATCCGCGGCACGCAGGGCAACCGGCCGTTCCTGCTGCACGCCCTCGGCGGAGCGCTGGACCCGCAGGCAGCGTCGGCCGGCCAGGTCCGCGAATACATGCTGTCGATCCTGACAGCCATCGCGGGCGGTACGTTCGTCAACCCGACGCCGCGGGAGATCAACGGGGGTCCGCGGCAACCGGCACAGACGAGCGCCGCCGCTCCGGCAGCGCAGTACCCGCCGCAGCCCGCCGCGCAGGTCCAGTACCCGCCGGCCGCTCCGCAGCCCGTCGCGCCCGTGCCGCCCCCGCCCGCCGGCTGGGACCCCGGGCTCTGGCTCAGCCTCACGCCCGAGCAGCGCGCGCAGTTCCTGCCCACCCACTAGCACGCCCGCAGCCCCGCGTGCCGGTCGGCACGGACCCGCCGCACCTTCTCTGATGGCGGATGATCCCCGGCCGGCACGCGGCATATCTGAAAGGCACTCACATGCACAGAATGAAGCGTCCCGGCACGATGCCGTGGCCGACGCTACGGGCCGTCCTGCGCGCCGAGCGTGGCGAGGTCGACACTCCGCCGGCGCACCATGCCCGCTCGTATGACGGCGTCCTCGGCACGGTGCTGTTCCTGGTGGCCGCCCTCGCCATCGTCACCGTGTCGATCGCGGTCGGACTGGTGGCGTCGGCATGAAAGCCCCAGCGTTGCAGCGCCTCACCGCGCGACAGGCGTGGGAGCGCGCCGGCATGACGCGCAACGCCTGGAATCTGGCACCGCGGACCCGAGCAGGACGGCCGCCGCCGGACGGTCACGATCTCGGCGTGGACTTCTGGTACGCCGCGACGATCAACGACTGGATCGGCCGGCGCCGGGCGACCGCCGCCGGGACCCGCCACGAAACCATCATCGCCGCGGTGGCCGGGAGTACGACGGACGCCTATGCGCAGGTCGCACAGGATCTCGGCTGTCACGTCCGCACCGTCATCCGCCACGTCGAACGCCACGCCGTGGGC